GCAGAGGCAGATAGATTTAAATTTTTTAAAGCAGTAGATGCTCAGACTGTAAAAGCGTTTGAGAACTTGGGAAGTTTTGCTCAGAGACAATACGATGCTACACTTGCTCAAGTTGAACTAATTGAAAAACAAAGAGCAGATGCCAAGGCAGATAAACTGAAAAACCTTGAGGCCTTGAGAGAGGCAAAAATAGGAGATAAAGCAGATGCCGCAAAGAAAGTAGTTGGAGACGATATAAAAGAACCTACTTTTCTTAATAAGATATTCAAACTTGCTTTAGGTATCTTCGGTGCGGCAGTATTCATAAAACTTATTCAAAACCTTGACAAAGTAAAAGCTTTTGCGAATGATAAACTTGTTCCTGCTTTAATATCTACATTTAATTTTTTAAAAGATATCTTAACTCCTTTATTTGAATTTATTTCAGATAATTTTTCAGGAGTCGTAACAGGTGTGGTAGTTGCCGCAGGGGCTGTGATTGGTGCTAAGATATTCATTAAACTTGCAAACCTTTTCAAGAAAATTAGATTTGCTTTATTATTGGTGCAATCAGGAGTGATTAGTCTAGTAGCAAATCTAATAGCCACTGGTAAGGCTCTTGGTGGTAAAATTCTTAAAGTTATGAAATTAGTAGTCTCAGCCGCCAATGGACTTCGAATATTCATGTTTACATCATTCTTACCAGCCATAGGTGGGTTTATTTCGGGTCTGATAGCAAGTTTTGCGGCTGTTCTTGTTCCACTTATTCCTCTTGTTGCGATTGCCTTGGGTATTGGGGCAGTTGTTGCTGGTATAGGTTTTGCTCTCACCAAACTCCGTGACGCACTTGGATTTGAATCTGTCTTTGATGTTCTTATGTTAGGTGTCATGCATCTCAAAGATGCGTTTGCACATATCGTTAATGGAGTAGGCAAAGTCGTAAATTTTGTTCTTGGTGTTGTAGAAACACTTGGAAACTATATTCCTGGCGTTCCAAAGTTTGAACTACCTAGAATTGACGAGATGGCTACTGACTCTGCTGACCGATTCAGAGCAGAAAAAACAGGACAACCAATGGAAGGAGAGGGGTTACGGAAAGCACCAGAAGGTCTATCAGTTCGGGCGCAAAAAGCCGACCTACGAGCAAGAGCAGCGGCAGGAGACCCTAATGTAGTGGTTACACGAGGTGGAATGCTTGATGATGCACAAGCAGATGCCTTATCAAGTGGAAAGATGACTATGGGTGAAGTTCTTGCAATACAACAAAAACAACGACAAGACTTAGCATCACCTCAACCAGCCGGTGAAGCAAGTGTTGCGAATGCTGTTGTCAATGCACCAGTATCGACAACTAATGTCAATAACGCAACGACAGTGATGGACGCAGAGCCCGCAATCGATGGACTTGATAGATTTGCTATGGGTAGTGCATTCTAAAAAAAAGAGGGGCTAACCATGGCCCCTCACGAGTCTATTAAGCGACCAACCTGTTGTTAAAAGAAATTTTCAATAGTCTTTATTTTTTCATCCGCAGATGCAATCTTTTCAATCTCACCTTCGATAGCCCCGATAATATCAGGATGCTCTCCAATACCTACAGATTGTTTTAGATATACATCTACATTTGCTCTGGCGACTGCTATGTCACCTTCAAGTTTTTTTACAAGTGCGTCTAGTAACATACTATTCCTCGTTTGCTAGTTTTGCAAAATATGATAGTGTATCCTCGTCATCATCAGCAGTTACACTAATCTCTGGTTCTGGTGCATTTTTGATTACTTCTGGTTCAACTGTTTTGTAACCAATCGTCTCTGCGGTTTGTGTCAGAGAGTCATTTTTGACTGTTGCACCTTCACCTGTCGCTTCACCAAGGACTACATCGAGACGAGACTTTAACTCATCATATGTCTTGAATGTCTTCGGGTCAACAAACTCTGAGGTATCATATAAACTATTATATGTTGCTTCGAGTTTTGTTTCATCTGCATCAAAGAGTGCAGATTGTGGTTTAAATTCTGATTTATCGTAGTTGCGATATCCTGCAACATTTCGAATCTTCAGTTGGAAGTTTGCACCTGTCCAGAAATCATATGGATTGAGTGGTGTTTCGCCAGGAAATTCTGGTTGCATTTTATCCATGACTTTATCAAAGATTTTCTTACCAAAGTCATAGAGGAATACTTTACCCTCATTGATAGGATTGGCAGGGTCACTTACGACAAGAATGTTTGACACATAATGTAAACGTCTTTTCTGCGCCCTAGCAATATCTTTATCAGACTCGATACCAGAGTTCCAAAGACGTGAGTTATATTCACTCACAGGGTCTTTGTCATTGAGTGTTGTGAGAGACTTCTCAACATACCACTGACCAGTTTTACCTTTGAAGAAGTGGTCAAAGTAACGAACCCAAGGGAGTTCTTGACCTTCTGCGGCTGGTAGGAAACGAATCTCCGCATAACCATTACCTGCATCATCTACTGAAGGTTTCCAGAAACGAGTATCTTCATACTTGTTTTCTGTTTTCTTAACACCTGACATTTCTGCGGCGGCACTAGCAAGTTTGGACACATCTGTCCGATTGTTTTTCAAATTTGAAAATGACATATATTTTTCTCCGTATATTTGTGTATTGTATAATGTTTGTATTATATCATAACGAGTTTGTTTTGTCAAGGAAATTTAAATCCATCGCTTCAACTTCAATCTTTTGTTTGACTGCTGTATCGATGTATTTTTTAACATCCTCGAACTCTATGTTGTTGTCCTCACATAAATGGACAACCGCATCGATATAGGTCAATCGTTTTTCTTTAACGACATCCTCTATCATTCTTGTAAATCTTTTCTTTGAAAGAAAGACAGTTTTACTCTCGGCACTGTCTACACCGCCTTCAACAAAATCTAACTTCATACTGATTCACTAGCCGTAACAGTAGTATAATCAACGATTACAAGGTCAGAATTGTCAGAATCCCATAAGGGAATATTAGGTGTAGGAACTGAATATTTGGTATCATTTTTACTGATGACTCCAAAACCAGAAACAGCGTTTTCAAAAGCAGTTGCTTTATCACTATCAGAAGCAACACTATTCACTATTGTTGTAAGAGTATTTGTTACACCATTGTGTGTTATTTGTTGTGGTGTATTTTGATTTAAGTATTGGATATAATCCTCAATACTCTTATTGGTATATGAATTAAAATAACTCATCAATCCCATTCCTTTTTGGTTGCACGATAAACATCACCGTAATTTTCTTCAATAAAATTTTCTGTGTCACCCCAATATAGAATGTCACGATTATCATAATCACCTTCGAATAAATCTTCGGCAACTTTCTTACGATTATTTATACGTCTGCGATTGTTGTAATTTCGTTTCACAGTTTTCATTCTCCTATTTCTCATAACAATATCTCCTCAATAAAATTTGTATTCTCAATTCTTTCTTTTGCGATACCAAAGTAAGTATCGTCTAGTTCAATACCTATAAAATCTCTACCTAGAGACTTACAGGCAACACCAGTAGTACCAGTTCCCATGAATGGGTCAAGCACTAAACCATCATCTAACGCCTCTAAACAGTTTAACGCAATCTGTTCAGGCATAACCGCAATGTGGCCAGTGTCCTTTCTTCTACTAGTCGGCACACAATCCCAGACATCACTGAGACGTTTTTGATTATTAATTTGAGTCTTACTGTCTTTTGTCAACCAGTATACTCTTTCACTGAAAGGAAAGAATCTCATCTTATCACAGTTAGCACTCTTCTTCATATTCCAAGTGATTTCTTGTTTCAATATAAAGTCACTTTTGAATATCCACTCCAATGGATGTATCGCAACACCATTAAGTATTCTGACCTTGTGATTGTAGAAGAGACTACCAGTCGGTGAAAGTATTCCAAAACATTTGTCAAGAAACTCAATCTGCCATTTCTGATAATCTTCCTCACTCATATTGTTATTAGAGTAAGTGCCGTGTTTAGTGGTGTTACTACGCATATTTCCAATATTATATGGAGGGCTGGTAACAATGGCATCAACCACGACACCTGACTGTATCAGGTCATCCATAACATCAATACAGTCGCCTTGAATGAGTCTCATATCATAATCCTACTATCAGCAATACCAGTTAGAAACCAACTCGGAACATCACGATTTGTCCACTTTGCAAAACTTACCTTTTCATTGATGTAGTAGTTGCGATACGCATCTACAGGGTCTTCTCTTTTACAATA